GCTTAAGTGTAGCAAAGAACCGTTTAGACACATTAGGTCTACAAGGGGAACTACTTCATAGAAATGGCGATAATATAAGTGATCTTGGTGAATTTGATTTGGTTTACAGTTATGGAGTTTTGCATCACTATCCAGGTATAAGTGATATTGTAGATCAAGTTCATAAAATATTAGCAATTAACGGTGAATTTAAATTCATGGTATATGCTAAAAATAGCTGGAAGTATGCTATGATACTTAAAGGTTTAGACCAGTATGAGGCACAAGCAGGGTGCCCATATGCCAAAGCCTATACTAAGGAAGATATCTATCAGTTGCTTGATGATAAGTTTAGCATAGCACGTATAAGACAGGCACATTGTTTCATGTATAACGTAGAAAAGTATAAGCAAGGTATATACGAATTAGAACCTTGGTTTGAAGAAATGACCGACGATATGCGCGAAGCAATTAAAGAGTATTTGGGTTGGCATCTATTAGTCAAGGCTATAAAAATATGAAATTATACGATAGACGCATAGCCTTTATGATCAGCGACCAGCACTTCATACCACACGGTGGTATAGGAAGTTTTTGTAAGGGCTTCACTGAGATGTGCAGTCGATTGAATTGGAAAGTAGATATACTGCTTGACAAAAGTCCTAGAAATAAAGAATTTTGCGAACTCATCGAATCGCTAGGTGCTAATGTATTATGGCCATTAGAACCATTAAGTTATGCTAACCATACCGCTACATTTGCATTTAGCGATACAATCAACTTTGAAAAGATCATTAACTTCCGCACAGTCTTACTAGAAGCGTTTGAAGAAAATATCTATGATATGATCGTATGTAATACGCAGGAAGCGATGACTGCGGCTTATGCAATGACAGTCAATAAGTATATTCCTGTTGTTTTCTACACACACTTACATAGCATGATCTTCCGCGAAAGTCAAGGATCTGATGTATTCCTTGATAGTTATCATAACTTCTATAACAAGCACATGGAGTTTACTGATATCATTATCGGTACACAGAGCCAAAAGAATATTGACGAACTCACAAAATACGGCGCAACTAACTGTAGATTGTTACGCATGCCTATGAGTGAGCGAGGCTTATTAGAACGATATGCAGGTGTGCGTGAAGGTGTATTGTTTATCGGTCGATGGGAAGAAGGCAAGAACCCAGAAGCATACATTCGTGTAATGAAAGAATGTAAATTACCTTGCCGTGTCATGACCAACGATAGTGGTCGTAAGAAGTTTGAGAAAGCATTTGCAGAAGCAGGTATCACAGATTATACAATCAAAGCAGGTATCACAGGGCAAGAAAAGGTAGCATTCATAAAAGGTTCTATGGCATTTTTCATGCCAAGTCTGCGCGAAAACTATCCATTCGCATTCCTTGAATGTTTAGCACACATGCCCTGCGTTGTGTTAGACAAACAAGATTGGAGTGACAATTTTGATGGACAATACTTTCATAAGGTAAATATAAAGGATGCGGCTGAGTTGATCAAAACAATATACGGTGGTGATCAGTTAACTTCTGCCCTTGACTATGTGAAGAAGTTAGATGACGAGGTTGCTGAAGGTTGGATTAGATTCGTAGATGATTTTGTTAGCAAGCGTAGCAATACCAATAGCGCAAAGATCAATAGTTACGACACAGTGAAGTATCGTGACTATATCAAGGATCTAGATAGAAATCGGTTGGCTAGAGAAGATTTTGAGAGTGTACTAAGCAATAAAAAGAAGTTCAACAAAATTGTTTATACAGATGATGACACCTATCTAAGCAAGGATCCTCAGTTCGAACCAACTGAGACTATAGAAGCATTGAATTTATTTGAGGGTATATGATGAAAAAAGTAATGATCACAGGTTGTAGTGGCTATATTGGTAGCCATCTATGTAAATTATTAGAAGGCAAGTATGAGATTCATGGATTAGATTTACATGATCCTATCGTACCTATCGATAAGTTCTATAAAGTAGATATCAATAGACTGTTCACTATCCCTGATCAAACTGATCCATACGATGCTGTGATACATTTAGCCGCATTGGTCAATGTCGGCGAAAGTGAGAAGATGCCAATCATGTATTATATCACTAACTTGAATGGTACTATGAATGTGTTGAACAAGATTCCTACAAACAATTTTATCTTTGCTAGTACTGGTGCTGCCGCATTATGCGAGAGCGCGTATGGTGTGAGCAAACGTGCTGCCGAAGATTGTGTGCGTGAATATTTCACAAGACATAATCCAACAGTGCCGTATACTATGTTTAGGTTCTATAACGTGATCGGTAGTAGTTATGGCATACAACCAACTAATCCTGATGGGTTGATGTATAATCTAATGCAATCAAAAGACAGAGGGTCATTCACTATTTTCGGAAATGATTATGACACTCCCGATGGCACTTGTGTACGTGACTATGTTCATGTATTAGAAATTTGTAATGCATTGAAATTAGCGATTGAACAGCCAGCAAATAGTCTAGAGAATCTAGGGCACGGTGTTGGTACTACGGTGAATGCTATGGTAGAATTATTCAAGCAAGTGAACAATGTAGATTTTGAAGTTAAGTATGGTCCAAGACGTAAAGGTGATGCCGCAGTAAGTGTGCTAGATAATCCTAGCACTTACATGAAACATCTTTACGAATTAAAAGATTTACTTAAGATTAGTGGATAAGCAATAGACTGCTCAACACATCATTACGGTTGGCAGCATCATCGCCATCACCTGGTTTGACGATAACATTCCATTTGCCTTTTGCTTCTGGATCTTTATCGACAGGCTTCTTCATCATTTCATCATAAGTGATGATTGTTTCTGGCTTCATGCTGTACTTGATAGCAATACGATCTTTGACAGCCTTTTCTGCTTGAGGATTCTTGTACTGCCACTTACCTGATTCGTCTTTCTCAAGTGCATCAGCAAATAATTCTTTAGGAACCACGCGGCTGTTCTTAGTCTTGACGAAATCGATTTTCTTTTCTTGACCAGTGGCCGCACCTTGGCTAAAATTCATCTTGAAGTTATCTGGACGTTCTGATTGTGCTACTGAAGCCATCTTAGTGTAAGCATAGAAGTCTACATCAGGATGATTCTTAGCGACATCATATGCCATCTTTAGATATTGTGGACTAAAGAAGTCGCCGGCATCGTGCCAACGCACAACTACCTTTGTACCCTTCTTACCGTATTTTTTCTCAGCATTTGAAATCTCATCACTGAGCATTGACATGAACCCATCCGGGTCATTGTATAAGAAATTCAACAGTTTAGTAGAACTCAATGAACTTGCTTTCCACTGAACATAACCGCCCTTCATAGCATAGCAGAATGTCTTACATGCACCAGCACCAGGGCAAGTATCGATTACGATAAATTCTCCGGTATCTTCATCAACAGCAAGACCTTTTAGTGCAGGTAGACCCACATTGAAGAAAATGCTACTTGTGCCATCACTATGTTGCATCTTTTCATTTTGTTTGAGAATCTTTGTTGGGCGTTCAGTAAATGTCTTGCGAAGGGCATCTAGGTCATATTTCTTACCCTCATCGTTAACGATTGGGATATTACCACTATGGATATATGGTCTTTGGAATTTGTCCTGTTTCTCTTTACTTTTACCAATAATTCTGTCAAGATATGATGTCAACTCATCTTTATCAAACTTACGGCTTGTGACACCACTCAATTTCTCTTCATCGACATCATCTTTGCCCTTACCTTCGCTATCCACGAATTGGTCAAGGCTCATGACTTTGAGGTCTTTGCTAAATGGGCTTACGCCCTCGGTTACCAATTTGATGAGTTTTCTAAAATTCATGTTGACATTCCTAAACAATTATAGTAATATTTATCACTATGACATTTAACTCAGACATTCAGCGTATTGGTTTCGCTTGCAAATGGGCAGAAATCAATAAAAAGGGTGAGATCGCTAGCACCGAGGGCCTGAACACAGGTGGCACTACTTACGCATGGGCAAAGCGTCAGAGTAGCCGTCAAGTTGTCGAAGATAAAATCATGGATGTAGCGAAACGCAACATTCTTAATACTCATGCACTTGTCAAAAAAGTTGCAGAATTACCCAATGAATTACGTATGTTGCGCATCACTAGTGATATGCTATCATTCTATACTATGGATGAGTACAAGCCTTTCTGGCAGCGGCAGGATGTGCGTGATAGTCTAGAACGCTGGATGGCTCCTATCGGTGAGACTGCTAGAGCAAACGATGTTCGACTATCGTTTCATCCCGATCAGTTTGTCGTTTTGGCTAGTGATCGTCCTGAGGTAGTAAATAAGAGTATAGAGGAGTTTGAATATCATGTGGATATGGCCCGTTGGATGGGGTACGGTAAACAATTTCAGGACATCAAGATCAATGTCCACATCAGTGGTCGCCAAGGCCCCGACGGTATCAAAAGAGTTATCTCAAGACTCAGCCCCGAAGCACGAAATGCCATCACAATCGAAAACGAAGAAATGTCGTGGGGACTCGACTCAACCCTCGAACTCGCAAACGATCTCGCTTTGGTGCTAGACATTCATCATCATTGGATTAAGACTGGAGAATACATTGAAGAATCTGACCCACGCATTGATATGGTTATTGATAGTTGGCGCGGTGTGCGCCCTGTCATACACTATAGTGTTTCAAGAGAAGAGCATCTACCTGGTGCCTGCACTGTCAGCCGTCCCTGCTTGACTACACTACTAGAATCAGGACACAATAAACAGAAGTTACGTGCGCACAGCGACTACTACTGGAATCAAGCAGTCAACGACTGGGCTTTGTCACATAGATCATGGGCTGATATAATGTGCGAAAGCAAGGCTAAGAATCTTGCAAGTTTTAAACTACACGACTATGCAACAAATAATCAATGATCTTAAGAAGTACGACTGGAATTTCATTACCAGTTTCGGCAATAGTCTAGAGCAACTGAACAACAAACAACTTAGATTCATGAAGGGGTTTGTTTGTGAAGAACTCATTGCTTCTCAGGATGGTACACTAGACTGTTTGCGTGAGGACCATAAAGATTTTTATTGGAATAAACATAAGATCACTATGGAACTTAAAAGTCAGTTGAGCCAAAGCATGTACAAACAAAATGGTTCACTGCGCAAAACTTTTATTGTTAAGTTTACCAATAGTAATGGTACTAACAACAAAGACACGTTGGATCCTAGTTTGATATGTGACATTACTTTAGTATTGCGTAACGATGGTTCGTTCATTGTTAACCGTGACACTGTAGTAAAGAACTTAGTCAAGACCGGCGATGGATTTGACCTTAAGTTAAAGTCTAGTGATATCACAGAAATATCTGGGTACGTCACAGACACGACTAAGTATGATGTAGACCTCGAAAGTGTCATGGTTAATTCCATACGTGAGGCCATCAATAAAGGTAAAGCATGTTCGACAAAATAAAAAAAGTTTTTGGGTTAGAGGCGAAAAAAGAACAAGGACCAAGGTCTGATCTTCCGAGCGAGGATCCTCCTAAACCAAAAAAAGAAAAGGCTGAAAAGAAACTCAGCCCTAAAGAACAGGCTACTAAAGATGGTGAGCCCTATATTGCTATCAACAGGGTAGACATAGACCCTAATAATATCAACAATGGCGCTTTTGAATTGGATTGGAACGACAAGTTCCTTCTTAACCTGATTAAATCAGGATATAAGAAAAGCGAGACTGACACTGACAATGAGATCGTGGATCGCTGGTTCCAAACAGTCTGCCGTAACATCGCACTTGAGATGTACGAACAAGAGATAGCTGATCCGGACAAGCGTAGAAATGACATGCGTGTTGTCAATCAGCGCGATTTGGGTAACGGGCGTACTGAAGTCAGTTGACATATTCGCAAACACCTAGTATAATATACGTATATTATTCTACTAAATAGGTGTACTTGTGAAATATGCTCTGATCGATACTGCTAATACGTTCTTCCGTGCCCGTCACATCGCAAGTCGCAACAGCGATACTTGGGAAAAGATCGGCATGGCACTACACTTGACACTTGCTAGTGTAAATCAAGTTGTGCGTAAGTATGGCGTCGACCACGTCGTATTCTGTCTTGAAGGTAGATCGTGGCGCAAGGATGTATATGCACCTTACAAGGCACATCGTAAAGTTGCTGAAGCATCACTCACAGAAGCAGAGCAAGAAGAAAACAAGATGTTTTGGGAAACGTATGATATGTTCACTACGTTCCTTCGTGAGAAGACTAACGTTAGCGTACTCAGACATGAACGTGCTGAGGCAGACGACCTTATAGCACGATTTGTATATCTACATCCCAACGATGAACATTATATCATCAGTAGCGACACAGACTATGTTCAATTGATTAGTGGGAACGTGAAGCAATATAACGGTGTCGCTAACCAATTGATCACGCTAGAAGGTTATTTTGATGACAAGGGCAAGCCTGTCAAGGATAAGAAAACTAAAGAACCCAAACTACTAGGTGACCCACAGTTCCATCTCTTTGAGAAGATCATGCGCGGTGACGCCGGTGACAATGTGTTCAGTGCATACCCAGGTGTTCGCACTAAGGGTAGCAAGAACAAGGTTGGTCTAATCGAAGCCTATGCAGATCGCAACAAGCAAGGTTTCAATTGGAATAACATGATGTTGCAACGTTGGGTAGACCCCGATGGTGTAGAACATCGTGTGCGTGAAGATTATGAGCGCAATCGACTATTGATTGACTTAACCGCACAACCTGACGAAATAAAGGATAAGGTAGATGCTAGCATCGCTTCAGGTGTGCGCACACAAACCACACCGCAAGTAGGCATTCACTTCATGAAATTTTGCGGTAAGTATGAACTGGCTAAGATTAGTGAACAAGCCGAGACATATGCTAAGTGGCTGAACAGTCCTTATAAGGGTGAGTTAGCATGATCAATAATAAAGGTTGGTTGAGACCCGGCGCAAACGTTAAAGATAATGAAATGTTTTGTAAGGCATTACAGGAATGAATTTAGGATTAATCATAATTGATGATTTCTATGATGATCCTGATAGTATCAGGGAATTAGCCTTATCCTATGAGTATGCTCAGGATGGATTTA